TATCCCCTTCCTTCTCATTTTTTCTGCCTGTATTGGAGAGAGATTTTTCCCAAAGCTTGCTAAACATTTTATCTTATCCCTGCTAAATAATTTTAGCTTCCTGTCTACTCCTGTTTTCGAAAATGGTCCCTCTACCAAAATAACTGTATGCGTTACCCCTTCTACAATCTCATCATATCCCATAAGCAAATAAGAAAAATCATTCATTGAATTTTCATATCTCAAATGCTTTTTTCTATTCTCTATTTTTGCTAACTCGTTATATTCTTTAATCCTTTCTTTTTCCCAGGTGGATCTAGCAACCCATCCCTTTGGAACACCATCTTCCTCAATGATGAAGAAAACATAATCCTTGTACTGATCGTATATCTTATTGATTCCAACGTTGTACAAATCATATTGCTCTTGTACAAATCCACGTTCTTCAAAATAAGAATGTCGTTTTACTTTTACATACCCCATTGGAGGCCTTATTTTTTCAGTAAAAATATTTTCTTCTTCAGTGTCATACCCACCTATACTGCCCAATTTAGCAAATATGTCTACAGTATCCTTACCGGAAATAAGATCTAATCTGCCAAGCTTTCTCAACAGTTTTCTAAGCATACCGGCTTCACTGCATCTAAGGCATCGAAACATACCGGTCATATTCTTCTTCAATCTCTTGTGAATTTCATCGGTTTGCCTCTGAACATATAAGTGACCATTTTTCTCACAAAACGGACACCTACCTAATATATGGGATCCACCCTTACCGCCTATTGAAGTTGGGGCAAGTAGAATTCTTAATTCTTTTTCAGGAAATTTTTTCATCTGTCGTCACCATCACCATGAATGGTTCCTTTTTCCAATCTTTTGGTTAATTTTTCAATATTTATGTTCATGACCTCAATCAAAGATATATCCTTGGTATCAAGGAAGCATATCATAAACCCTATTACGCCTATAACGCCATCACGCACAATATTGCGCTTATCTTCATTGTTGTCCCTCCAAAGCTTGCCTATTGCTTCGTGTATGTTTGGGATATCAAGTTCGGGAACAATGCGGTAGTTAAGCTCATCAACTGTAATTGGAGCAAGCTTTAGATCAATAAACACTCTAGCACAATACCACAATACATCTCCAGCTTCTTTTGCGATATTTGTATTTATACCATAACTAACTGCTTCTGTAAATTCCTTAAACTCGCCCCACATTTTTACAAATGGGTACGCACCCGGTATCTCCTTTGCTTTTGGGTAGATAGCTGTTTCCCCTGTCCATTTGGAATACTCTTCGAATTTTGTTATAGTCAATTCTATTTGACTTTGTTTTGATTTAATCATGATTCTTTTTTTGATTGGTTTCTATTATTTACTCTTTGTTTCTGAACACTGGAATCCATTCCATCGTTGTGAAGCATTTCTCTGGTCTTTCTTGCGTTGTAAAATTGACCTCTCTTAAGGTTTTGCATTATAGTCATAGTTTGTCCTTCCGGATACTCCCTAAACTTATCCCAATGAAATCTGGCTTGACCCTTTTTCTTTTCATCCAATGTTCTATTTATTGTTCCAAAGTAACTATATGGACGAACAATTCCCTTTAGACCGGCTATATTATATCTAGTTTGAACATATGTTGGATCATTCAATAGTGACGGATCCACGGTTGAACCTTGAACTGCTGAAGCAACATGGGTATTTGTTTCCAAAGCCAAGTTTTTTTGCTCATAGGCAACATTTATCATTTTTGTTTGAGTATCACCAACTTTATATCCCTTAATTGGTTCAATGACATCAACATGATCTATAACAATCAAATCCACATCAATATTATCTATTTTGGATACATCTTTTGCTGTAGAGAAAGCATAAGACATGTTGGCTGATCCAAATGCCTCAAATGATCTTACAAATATCTCACCACCCTGATTCATTATATTACCCAAAGCTTGGTGATACTTTTTCATAATTTCTTCTGGAATATCATCTCGAAGCAACGATCTTTCTACGTTCATCCATGTTTGATCAAGTGCCTCCAAAACATCGTCCTCAGAGTCTTCCGCAGAAATAAATAACACCTTGAATCCCATGCTTGCAGCAAATACAGCAAGGAACCTGAGATAAGTTGATTTTCCATATCCAGATTGACCTTGAATCAAAGACGTATGTTTCTTTTTGAAACCGGTTATCAATGCATCCAATTCATCTATACCGGTTGGGATAAATACGGCATCCATTTTTCCGGACAATCTATCCAATTTTCTCTGAGCCCTTCTTTTGTCAAAATCACCAAACACTCTATGATGATAGTCTTGTTTCAATGAAAAGGTGGAAATAGATTCTGATTCTTCCTTTAATACCAATAGAGCCTGTTCTTTGTCTCCACCCTCCCACAACTTCTTTAAGCTATCGTGTAAGTCAACGAATTTACTTTCTATAATGAATTGCTCTACTTGTACCAATAAATCATCATCCTTCGGCCTCTCTGTTTCATATATCTTTTTAATTAGATCAACTGCGTCTTGATCGTACTTGTTGGTTTCGTAAAGAACACCCTTTGATGGTAGTCCACCAGATAACCCATAATGAGATGTAATTGTCTTCCACACCTTTTTGTAGCTATCTGATGGGAGAAAGTGGTACTCAATAATAGGAGACAGTGTTCCCAACATCTTTGTAGATCGGAGACATGATTTGTACATCTCCAATAGAAATTCATTACTTAACTGCTGCATAGGTTAATTTTATAGTGGTTTATCCGTGAGCCTGTAAATACTTTTTGGCTGCTATAAATAAAAGAAGTTCTTCATCGTCTTCATCATTAGTAAAAATATATGGACTTTCTCCATATTTTTCATAAAATATTTCAGTTATTAACGTGGCATACTCTAACATAATAATTTAATTTTACTTTTTTCATAGGTTAATTTTATTATATTACTGCTTTGGAGATTTGGGAGTAATTAATTCTTGGTGCTTCATGCCTAAAGCAAATGCATCTCTTATTGCTGCTGCAAGCACTATTCTAGCATTTCCATAATCTTTTTCCCCATTGCCAAATGCATTATCCATAGTTTGTAATACAAGTATTGCAGCATTTGCTTGATCGAACAGCGAAATATTGTTGCGTGGATCTGTTAAATTAATTTCTGCCTTATTCATTTGTAAATATTTTATTTTTATAAAAATCCGAAATCAAATCTTTTCTGAAACGCTTGTCTTATGCCAACTATGCACTTCCAGATTGCCATTGCCGTATCGTCTTCGAGATTAGTAGCTGTTGAACACAATCCTTTGTCTGTGTAAGCTATTGACCCTAAAGACTTTGCAACTGCTTCTGTCATTTCAATAGCTTCCTTATTTCCATACGGCATTCGAAATCTCAATTGCTCCATGATCACCGCTATACTTGGTACACCCTCATTCATGGAATATTTATTGGTGTTGGTGTTGTGACCAAAAACCGGCAAGTTCTCACCCTTCGCAGTCTCAACGTAAATTTGTTGGAAGACATTGTTCTCAAGGCAAATTACTTTTGGGCTATATCTCCTATTGTAGCTTTTTAACATTTGCATTTGCTCCAAATAAGTGGACCCCTTCTTTATCCAAACATCTAAAAGATACATCTTACATGTATCAAAACTATTTCCTTTTATGCCCATAGTAACATAAACTGTATAATCTGCTCCAACATTTGCTGATATCGCAAAGTCACAACCCATAACTACAAAATCTATGCCAAGTTTCTGTTTCGCTGATTCAAAGTTAGACAGCTTTGTAAATGACTTGTCGAATCCCATCATCACCATCTTTCTTGGAAATATGCTGGCTCCGGAAGAAATTGGACGACAAAGCATCTCTCTTGAGAATACCAGTGATCCCTGAATCTTTAGTGATTCCATTACAGAATCAAGATTGTGTCTACCTTCCCATAGCAAACTGCCATCAGGATTTATAATTGGGTATTCTACAACCGTGAACCCAGGATTCTCTTTCATGTGACCATAGAGGTCATTTGTCTTAAAAGGTGTTCCTATGACACGAATATGGGCTCCAGGTATAGCGATCTTATAGATTACACCGGTAAAGTATTCAATGTATTTTGCATTAGTTTCATCATTGTATAAAACCTGATCTTTCAAAAGGTCATCCACAATTACGTTTCCAACGTGAAGTCCACGACCAGATGATCCATAAGATCTCAAGATAACTGATGCACCGTTTTGAGTTGTGATCTCTTCCTTTCCCCAATCAGCATTTTTGCCTGGATACAATCGATCCCTCAATATTGGATTATCTTCTATTTCTTCCTTTATCCCCCTCAAGTGACTCTTTAGAAGTTTATACTCATTTGAATACATCAATGTTTTCTTTGATAGCTGGATACTTTTAGGCTGTCGTTTAATCAAAGTATTTTTTTCGTACCGATATAGATGCCACAAAACATATGCAAAGCACCAATAATAAGACTTACCCGTGTCACGGGCAGCAATTATGCAGGTCTTCTTATAGTTCTGACAAAGCTGATTCCATTCAAGGTGATGGATCCACATGGTAAATTCAGGAAGAGTTGTGAGTATAAAATAACCAACGCTTGCCTTTTTTAATGTCTCCTCTATGGAATTGGTAAGGTTGTCCAGGTAATAAAATGAAGAATTCTTTATCTTGGATTTTGCACCTGGCAATATTACTGCAGCAGTTTCCTCCGCTATTATCTGAAATATATTGTCGAGATCACTTTCGTACCCCCCTAGCAATTCATTTAATGCCAAATCATCCTCTGAAATGGCATCAACTATCATATCAACATACTCTGCTACCTGCGTCTGTTCCCGTAACGTTAAAAGCTGACTTGGTATCAAATCCTGGTTCATAGTTGTTGTTTTTTATTGTCCCTAGTATGTCATTGATTGCCGGATGACCGTCATCATAATACACAAATTTTCTATCTCTTGTCATATCTAAAACAGCATCATACTCTCTACCTCTAAATGACATAGTACCTGATTGTGGAGACATAAAATCAAAAATAGTTGGTGCTTCTTTAAATGCTTTGACTGATACGGCACTATGGCTCATTCTAAAGCAATGCACACAATTTTCTCCACTAAATAAAAACTGCATTAATTCTGATACCCGAACTTTTATATCACTGTTGTAGTCAACAATAACCAATATTGTCTCCATTTTAGGTAGACAAATCAATGCTTCAACCTCAACTTTCCACATATTTACATTGTGTGGATGCGATTCGTATAATGTATTTTCGAAACCCTTATTCATGAAATTATCATTTTATGAATTCATTGTTTATAATCATAGCCGATGTCTCAACCACTTCAAATCTATCTGATTCGACAACAACCTTCATGTGGGGATGATGATTTTCTGCCAAATATTTCATTAGTGGTTTGGCTAATTCTTCAAACTCTTCTTTTTGCTTCTTATTTAAAATCATAATTTAATATTGAAATGTGAATTTATTACGATGATTCTTTGAATTACCGCCTTGGATGACGATGTTTGTATTTCCCCGGATCTTTTTGATAAAGTATCTAAATGCTTCTGCTGTTGGGATGGCATCATTGATGGCTCTGTGGGCATCGATAATTGTAATACCCAGGCGATCACACATATGACTTAGTTTATGAACTCTTTCATTGGGCCAGCATTGTCTGGAATACAGCATTGTATCTTCAAGTATAGTGCTAAAGTAATCAAATAGATCCTTGCCTACCTCAACAAATGCTGCCATCAACATTCTTATATCAAATCCGGAGTTGTGGCAAACCATTAT